TGAAATCATTTAGTTCAAGGAATTCTCGATCAATATCAGCTCCATTTGTTTGTTTAAAGTATTTATAACTTTCTTGTAGATTATCAACATTAAAGAATTCAGAATTATTCTCAACAATTGTATCAATTAGCCCAGCATCTGAACTATATTTCATTTTAAGTCCATCCATTAGTTCTTTGAGTTGTTTCGAAAGTGAAGACATAAATTTTCCAAATGTATATACATCTTTATCCTTAAGAACATCTTCAGGTGATAAGAAGGATAGTAGTGCAAAGTTTTGTCCACGAATTGGTTTATCCTCGTCTAGATAATCAACAGTTTTAGTAGAGATTAATTCAGAAGATGACATTATTTAATAATATTATTCCATATATTTGAAATTCTTAAATGCTTTTGCAAAAAATCTTTCTCTTAGTTATACTAGAACTGAACATTATGAGCTATACCTTTGATACTCAAGAAATGCTTACTCGCCTTGTTAAATACCTAATTGAAGGTTTGGTTGTTGCTATCGTAGCATATATCTTACCCTCTAAATCATTGAGCACCCAAGAAGTTATTTTACTTGCCTTAGTTGCCGCCGCTATCTTCTCTGTCCTTGATCTTCTAGCTCCCTCTATCGGTGCATCTGCCCGTCAAGGTACCGGTTTAGCTGCTGGTTTCGGAATCATGGGTTTCCCTTAGATTAGAATATCATATAGCTACAAATAATTCTTTTTATAACATCTAAAAATAATAGAAGTTTAAATCAATGAAATTCAAAACAAAGAATAAAAACATTAATATATATTTACCACTAGGTGCTCTTATTTTATCAGTATTATTATATAATTTGATAAGTTATATTTCTAAAACTAATAAAACTAATAATACAATATATATACAAAATAATCCAATACAAGAAAAATTCGGATCAACTAAATGTTTCGATTGTCCAAATACGTATCCTACAAAATGTTTTGATTGTATTGAAAATAGATCCCGAGAATTTCTATTACCATCCCATGGAAATCCTAAAGTATTTAGTACATAGTTAAACAATTTAGAGACTAGGATAAAATGGCCAACCTAAATCTTCGCATATTGCTTTGAATATTTGATCTTGTGCATATAATTTTTCCCTACTTTTTAAAAGCGGAAAGTATTTTAAATATTCATCCATACCTAATATTCGGAAGAAACATGATAATACATAACTGTAACTTAAAAAATTCTTCCGATGCTTCGGACAATGACGCAAGAATGGTCCTTGAATTTCTTTAAACATGTTACATAGTTTTTCTTCCAATTCCGGTGGAAAATGTGGTGTAGGAACTCCATTGATTCTATTTATAATATAATTAATATGCTCATAATATTTATGTATTTTTAACTTCTTTAATATCTCACGCATTTTATTATATGTTATCTTCTTTGTATCAGAAATTTTCTGTTTCTTAATTTCTTGTAGAATTTGTTCAAAAACATCATCTGGTATATCTGTACTCTCTTTACCTTGTACTTGACTACACCATTCTCTAAAATGGTTTATTCGCTTATAACTATAATGTGATGCTTGTGAAGATTCCTTAGAACATTGTCTAATAATTGGGCGATTTTGTTCAACTAATAGCAATTCTTGATAACCACATCCAGGACATACCATAATCCCATCTTGTTGAAGACATATTAATGATTCACTACATTTTGTACAATTTCCCAATGCATCTTGACATACATTACGCAAGTAATTTGCATCAATACATGACAAATATTCATCAACAAGTGATGATTTGTCAATCTTTGCTTTATTATCATTAGATTTGGTATCTATCATATCACCATTATCGTCATCTTCATTCTCATTTTCTTCTTCAATTTCATTTTTATCAGATATACCAAACGCATCTAATATGCTTATTCCAGCAATAGGTGCTTGTTTTTTCCTTCCTTTTTGTATTCGTGATGGTGCAGATGGTATTGATGTAGGATTTATTACACCTTCGTCCTGTTTTTGTAATAAATCATAGTATTTGAACAATATATATCCAGTGTTTTCATAATACTCAATTTCATCTTCATATGTTTCTATTTTCCGAAGTGTCTCATTTAATAATACCATGCGTTCTTTCAATAATAGATTTTTATTCCATAATTCGTGATATGCACTCGTTTCATAGTCACCTTTAAGTTTATATTGTTTTATTTCCTCTGCACAATCATCTAATTTTTTTTGCAATTTAATTTTTTCATCCTTTAATTGCTCTAATTGTGCTTGTCTATCCTGCAAATTTTGCACGGTTTGCTGATGTCGTGCATCAAGTGTCGAATGATCTTTTGCTGATTCAGATGTTACTATTCGTTTTTTTGATGATTTCTCTTTAAACATATCAAAACATTTAATACTATTTCTTAAATCCTATTGCATTATTTATTTTATCTTTTTATCTATATTAATTATATTTTTATCAGAATTATACTATTTATTCTATAAATTAAACGTTAATATGTGTAATCCAATAATCTTTTTCTTCTGTATCGTTTTTTGTTTTTATTGGTCTTAAATATTGAATCATATTATTAACATTTTCTCTAAACAATGCTATCCACATTTCACCATTACCAGATGTATGTATAACATATTTACATTGAGATAAAATCCAAAGTGAAGCAATATAATATTGTGCTTTTACTATTTTTTCATCATCATTAAGCGTAAATTGTATACTAGAATGTGCTTTATTTATTTTTGGTATTTCGGTAAAATGTATTGCATTTGGAAAATATTCTAAAAACATATTCAAAAATTCATTTTCATCTGTTTGAACAACAAACTGAATATCTGGATTTATATTATATATCATCTTCGCTTTTTCTATTACCTTCGTATATTCTGGTTGTATAGTTTCACATGCCTTATCATTACCACGATAAAATACACCACATATATTTGAATAATCTAAATTATATTTATCAGTAAGTGTTTTAATTTTTGTTTTAACATCATTAGATAATACAAAATATCTTTTAACAAATGGTAATATTTCATCATATTTCAAATCTTTATAATCAGAAAACTGATCTTCTTCTACAGATTTGGTTAAAACACTCCCTCCTGTTTTAGTAACAATTAGATTTTCAGGTATTTTATATTGAATATCTTCAATAAAAAATCTATTTCGTATACATGTATGATAAATATTATTAGGTTTATATTGTGCATATTGATATTGTGTATTTATACTATCTGGTAACTTTCCATGATGTATATAATATTCCATAATTTTAACTAAACATATTGTTGTACATGAGAATAAACCTGCATCGTGTGTAATATAAAGCGTCATAAATTATATTATTTAATATTTTTCTTATATATTTTGATTTATATTTAAGATAATAAATTTTATATTTTTATAAATGAAAATATTGATTTTTCATCCATATATATCAGAACGCAACAAAGATATTAGCTATGAAAATCTAAATTTTGAAAGTGGATTTTCAGGTACTGAAACAGCAATGATGGAATATGCTAAATTACTAGCAGATAAAGGACATGAAATACATATTATTGGACCTGTAAAAGAGGAAATTATTACTAAAAATATACATATGTATCCAACAACTTTAGAAAATATACAAAAAATAGGTTTACATAATTTAGATATATTTTGTCCTATATATTACATACAAGAATCAATCCCTATATTAAATTTAATAAATCCGAAGAGAACAAAATTATGGATTATGTTACAATGTTTTATATCTGATGAATTAATATTAGATTTATCAAAATTATTTTATACGATTTATCATTCTGTATCAGAATTTGTTAAAACACAATATTTGAATTCGTCAATTATAAAAAATTCAAAATTCTACAATGAAATAAGGGATAGATTTATTGTGATACCAAATGGAATAAATGAAATATTCAAAGAACGAAAATTATTATTAGAAAATGCGAAATCGAATAATTTGATTACTCAAAAGAAGGGCAATTGGGCATTTTTTGCATCATTTGAAAGAGGAGGACCTGTGGCATTACGTATTTTTGATAAAATACATAAAGAGCATCCATATGTAGCTACAAATATGCATATAGCTACTTATTATACTCCTCAATATAATGAATTGTTAGAATATCAGAAAAAATATGAATGGATGAAGATATACAAATCTTTATCAAAGAGTAATATTTGTGATATATTAACTATATGTGATTATTTCGTATACCCATTAGTATTACAAGATGGTCGCGTACATCATGATACATATGGTTGTGTTGTATTAGAAGCTATGGCTAGAGGTGTAATAGTTATTACATGGGATGTTGCATGTATGAAAGATGTTTATGGGGATTATATTGTACGTTTGCCTGTTATAGAATGTGATGGATATTTAGGTAAAAATCGAATTGGAACAAATTCCAATTTATTAAAAGAAGAAGCAATAGATCTTTTTACAAATACAATAATTTATTTAGAAAAAAACAAAGAGATAAAGGAAAAGATGCGTGATGATGCTATAAAGTGGGCACATACACAATTATGGTCTAGTAATATAAAAACATTAGAACATTGCTTGCTCTAAAATTAATGAATAAACACATCGTAAATGTGATAGCGATTATATGTGTGATAGCAATTGAGTATATTGTTTGCGTATGTTAGCGTATGATATTGATTGTGCGTATGTTTGCGTATTATTGCGTTGTTGTGTAAAATTTTTTTCTTTTTATATAGTATCCAAAGAAATGGGTGGCGGTCTTCTACAACTCGTTGCTTACGGTGCTCAAGATATCTACTTAACTGGTAACCCCCAAATTACCTTCTTCAAAGTAGTATATCGTCGTCATACTAACTTCGCCATGGAATCTATTGAACAAACCTTCAACGGTTCCGCTGGCTTCGGCAAACGTGTAACTTGCCAAATCTCTCGTAACGGTGATTTAATCCACCGTATCTACCTCCAAGTAGTTCTTCCTCAAACTGCTGATACTTGGGTAGCTTACCCCGGTCTCCGTTTGATCAAAGACGTTGAAGTAGAAATCGGAGGTCAACGCATTGACAAACACTACTCTGACTGGATGTATATCTGGAACGAACTTTCTTTACCCAAAGGTAAACAAGCTGGTTACTTCGAAATGGTTGGTGATGATGTTGCTGGTGCCATTACATCTGCTGCTTCCAAGACCCTATACGTTCCCCTTGAATTCTGGTTCTGCCGCAATGTTGGTCTTGCACTCCCTCTTATTGCTCTTCAATACCACGAAG